CGCAATCCTCGCCGCCGTCTCTCCAGCCGGTGCCACGCCAGACAATCGGGGCACGGATGCCCGCCCGGTCCATGGCCTCGCCAAGCTCAGATTGCTTGTATCGGTCGGCAATAATCGCCGCGATGCTCTCGCCTTCGACTTGCTCCAGAACCTCGCCAAGCCATGCGGCAATGGGCACGGTCTTATCACCCAAAAGCGACAGCTCGCCCCGGTCGTGCATTTCGACATAGCGCCCTGAGACGCCATCATTCGCGCCACGGTCGGCAAGGCCGGGATTGCTTGGGAAGGTGCCCAGACACTCCAGACGCCCGGTAGCAGGCCAGTAGAACGCGCAGGCGGTCATAGATGCAGAGCCGCCCAAGTCGATGCCGACAATAACTTGCCCCTCTCGGGGTGGCAGATCAGCGGTTTCGCACAAAAGCCATTCGTCGCCAGTCAGCAGCACGTCGCGGGATTCGCCACTCACCCGCTCGTTTCGGTTATACAGGCGGTAGCTTGTGAGGGTGGAACCGCCCCGCGCAATCGCCCGCCGCGCCTGAGCCTGCAGCCAGTCCACACTTGAACCGATGCCGTGCTTTGCGCCGGGGTTTGCAGCCAGCAGGCTTTCCCGATCGTCAACCGGCAAGCCCGGTGCAGGGCGATGCTCTTGAATGTAAATGCCGGGGCCGGGGTTATCCAGCCAGACAGAAAACGGGTGTGAATCCGTCGCGGCACTGGTCGAGATGATAAGGGCCTTGCCGTTTCTCTTGCCCAATCCCGACAACAGAGCGTGTTCCAGATCGTCGCCACGGTCCAAAGGCCAATGGCCGCGCTCATCCATCAGGCACAGAGTAGGGGCCGATCCCAAAGCCGTCTTGCCATCTGCAGCAATCGCCCGGATGAAATGCCCGCCGCCGTCGCCTTCATACTCGATTTCCAGCCGGGGCGAACGCCGTATCTTAAATTCCGCCTGCACTTCATCGGGCAGGGAACGGATGAAACCCACCACGAAGTCAAAGGCAATCCGGGCTTGATCCCGAACGCGGGCCGCTATCACGATTTCACGCCGGGGCTGTTTGTCCCATTCGCCCATGACAGCACCCAAGGCGATGCCAGCACTCAGAGCGGTTTTCGCGTTGCCCCGTCCAATGCTGAGAATTGCCACGTTCACATCATCAGCCAAGGCACCCTTGACGAATTGCTTTTGAAACGGTGCCAGCTTTACCTTGTCGCCAGCCTTGGGGCCTTCTGGGATGCAAAGGCTCTCTAGGAATTTGATTGCTTTGGTGGCGGTTTTCATGGCCTGCCCCCTGTCTCTCGGGGTGCCCTTTTTGGGTTTTGGGGCCGCACAGCGCGAACGCGACACTCCCCCCCTCGTCCCCCCAGCAGCGCAGAGCTTTCAGCCATTGGGACCATTCTAGCGCCGCGCCTGAAAAGCGAACTGCAGCACGGGCGCATCCGGGGAAGGTTGAACGGGCTTCAAATCCATCAGCGTGTGAACCACGCCGCCTATCTTGATCTTATCAATGGGCTTAGGAACGATGCCTGCAGGAACGGCCATCACGCCTAGAACGTCACCCGCCTGAATAGCCGTGCCATCTTGCAAACCCACCTGATAGCCGGTTTCAACATAGGTGACGGGGTATTCGGTTTCGGTTGTGGTGCCGCCCGATGGATCGCTTGGGCCTCCACCAGTTGTCACAGATCGCACCAGCACAGCGCCGCCGCCATATCTGGCAATCAGCCTGTCAGCAGTGGCACGGTGTCGGGCGTATGTTTCTGGTGTTGTCATGCCCAGAATGATAGCACATGATAGCAGGCGCTATCAATAGCACTGTTACGCTATCATCTAAGGGTGAGCATATTTGCTTACCTATACTAACTTACACCCTTCTCCCCTGCCCCTTGCCTTAGCCTTGGTGCCCGTGGATTTCATCGCCGGGGCCGATGCACTCAGCCAATTCCCATTGAAACTGTCTCAGCTCAGCCATGTGCCGATTGCGCTCAGCCTGCCAGAAGGCCGGGGCGCGGTCGGGGTATCCATCCGCCTTCATTGCTTTCATGGCTTGGGCGGTTTTCATACCTTGGATAAGCACCAGCTCTTCAAAGCGGTCCAGCTCGGCCACGGTTGGATTGCTCATGTGTCACCGCGCTGCAGCTCAGCCAGATTTTGAAGGTGCCGTGCCAGCGCCTGCATATCCTCGCCAAGCGATTGCAGGGCCGCGCCGTCAACTATCACATGGTCGCGCCCATTCTCAGCACTTTTCAGATAAGCACCATTCTGCAGCACATCGTCGATGTAGTCGCGCCATTCGGTTGCCCGCTCGCCCAATATCTCAAGGGCCTTGTCGAAAGGCACCTCGCCAGCAGGCAGACGCCGGGGCCGCTCGCCTTCAAATCGGGGCAGTTTATGGATTGTCGCCGCCATGGGTCTTGCTCCTGTCTCAGCCCTGTAGAAAGGGAAAGGGGTGTAAGTTAGTATAGGTGAGCATATTTGCTTACCCTTGCCACGCATAGACTGCAGGGCCGCGATAGGTGGACGCGGGCCGGGTCTCTTTCAGGACGCCGCCATCTATCAGCGCCTTGCGGGCAGACGTGAAGCGACGCAATGGCCACTCGCCATCTGGCATGGTCTTGCGCATGTCGTTTGCCACAATGAGATTGTCCCGATGATTGCTCTTGCGCTGCAGGTAAATGAACAGGGCCAAGGGGTCGGCACCCATGGGCAACACTTGGTCAATCCTATCGTGCGATATGCTCAGGGTTGCCGGTTGTCCGAACTTGTTTTTACCGGTGGTCTCATATCCCCATGCACTCTTGGCGGTCTGCACCAGCTCAGGTTCACCCATGGGCGTAGCGAACTGGTCATCTGCAAAGGTGCGGGCCACGTCTAGCAGATCGTCGAAAGCATCAACGTCCCGTGCTTGGCGCATTAGATGCTCGAACAAGGCGCGGTTGCGGTTGCCTTCCTGCACCAGCTCGCGCTTGACGGCCTGTATCACCTCGGGGCTGTTTGCCGCCTCTCGGATGAATGGCAGGCGGTGCAGGTCCGCCACGTTGCCCCGGATGAACGCATAAGCGCCCTTGCTGCCTTGTGATGGTGGTGCAGCGAGAACGCCGCCGCCGATCATGTCCACCGGCACCGATGGGTCAAACCGGATTTTCCGGCTCTCGCCACTATGGGCATAGTAGCAATGAAACCCGCCCGAACCCGTGCGACTGATTAGCGGGGTGTCGCCGTAGCGCCTCAGAACCTCGCGCAACAAATCCTCATCGTCGGGGGCGTCAATATCTACCACAGTGATATTGTTGCGCTTGCCAGCCATGAAGGCGAAAGCGTCTATCTGGGGGAACTTCAAAGCTAGTTGCTCTGAACCCTTCAACCCTACCCGGCCATAGCCTTTGGTGGCGGGTTTTTTGGTAGCGCCCTCGATGATAAGCGGAAAGGTCGCCACGCCCTCATGTGCGTAGCGGGGTTGCCATTCAGCATAAACACCCATTATTTTTCGTCCCTCTTGTGGGGCCGGGGGTGACTCGCCTCTTGCAGAATGTGCTTTGTCGCTCTAACATCATTCTAGCCCGCATGAGACGCTGCACCCGCAGCTTGATTGCTATTTAGAAAGCCCGTGCCCTGAACCAGCACGGGTTTTCGCGTTTCAGTATGGTCTATCCCCCTTGTTGACGCAATAGAACGCTGCACTATGGGACGTGTTGCACCCCTCAGTCTTGTGTCTCAGCCTATCGCCCCGTCAATTTCTGCCAGAATGTCCGGCTTTGTATCTCGGTCAGCTTGCGCACTTGTTCGGCTAAATCTGACAATCTCTTGTCGGTATCTTCCATCCGCTCGATGATAGCCGGGGGCGGTGGTGGGTTGTCTTGCGGGGTGTCGGTCGGGGTGCCACCCTGCAGCACCTTGCGGGCTTCATTGCCCAGAACCTCGGCCACGAACGCCGCTTGTGTCATGCCCTTGCGCTTTGCCGCCTTGTTCAGCAGCGCCCTGAATTCGGGTGTGAAGCCCTCGCCTTTCAAGGTCAGGGTTGGCCTCTTGTCAGTCTTGCGGGGTGTCTTTTGGGTTGTCATGGGGTGCCGCCTTCCATCTTGTCGCGCCACGCTTCAAGAGCCGCCACCCGGTCGGCAAGGCTCTTGTCGCCAAGGCCATCTAAAAAACGCTGCAGTTGCTCAGCGAACGTCGGGTCAGCCCTGAGCCGCGCCCCTACCGTCAGCAGGATCTCACGCGATTCCTCTGGCACTCTCATGTTGACTTGGGCGGATGCCATCAGCTTGCCCGTGCCATCTGCACCCCGTCAGGGGTGAACTGCACCCCATGGGCCACAAGCGCCGCCTGCATATCGGCAAGTGTGCGCTCGTATGGTGTCCGCCTGCCCCGCTCAAATGCGGTCACGGTCGCCTTTGCCACCTTTGCAGCATCCGCAAGGGCTTGCTGAGATAGTCCGGCCATCGCGCGGGCCGCTTTGCATTGCTCGGGTGTCATGGTGTAACCTTCCCCTTTTGGTGTATCTTTGCACCATGCCGAAAACAATAGCAACCCGCGACGGGGTGCCCCATGGGGTGCTTTGAATTAAGAACACCCCGCAATGGGTTGCTTTGTGGGGTGTTTTCACTTTTTGCGGGTGTTTGGCTGAGAACGGGTGTTATGTTAAATCGTTTCGCGGGGTGCCGGTCGCGTTTCGGTTGTGTGGTGGTCCGCCAACTTGGCGGTGCGCCCCTTGGGCAAGTTGCCCATGCACCCCATGCAGCAACCCGCGACGGGGTGTCAGGATAAAACAGCATCCCGCGCCGCAACCCGTTGTGCAACCCGAACCACAGTCATAGCTGAAACCCGATGCCGCGCCGCGATGCTACGCTTTGAATGTCCGGCCTCTAGCTCAGCCTCAATTCGTGCCGTCTTGGCGTCGTCAATCCGGGGCTTGCCGCCCTTGGGCTTGCGGGTGGCAATCTGTTTTCTCAGCAGCTCTATCTCCGCCTGCAGGTCGCGGATGGTGCCCGATTGCCGATCTACAATATCCAAAGCAGCGCCGTTGCTTTCGGCCATGGCTCGGGCGAACTCCACCCATGCCGCTTTGCCAGAGCCGGGGCCACGGGCCGGGGGCCAATGGCTTGTTACGCGGTCAACGGTTTCCATTGGGTCGGTTTTCACGGTCGGGCCTTCCTTGTCTGATATGTGTAACAATAACCTATGTTACACAATCCGCAAAGGGCCAATGTCAGGCCACAGATAGGCCATAGGACGGGCAGGGACGCTACCAGAGCGCCCCGATACCTATTCAGCACCCCGTGCCTATCGCGGTGCCTAGTTGGGCCTGTAGCGGGCTTAAATCGGGGTTGTTCTAAACGGCTATCCGCTTTTGTGCATCGACATAGGCTTGCCGTGCCGTTTCGGCCAATTCGTCCTTGGCCCATCCGGCAATCTTGATTGCCTCGTCGGGCGTCCAGAGCGCAAAGGTGCCCTTGGGCGTGATCGCCAGCTTGCAATCCTCAATCCGCATAGGACGCAACAGCAGGGTGAAATAGGCCACGATCTTAAACCCGTTGCCCCGCATGATAGGAGTTGCCAAGATTGCCATATCAACAACCTTGGCATTTGCCTTTTGTGTATCATCAGGCGGCATTGTCACCCTCCCCCCAATTAACCAGTGTCAGAGCCTTGTTCACTTCATCAGGCGACAGGCCCAATTCCTTAGCCCGTGCCAGCCCTTCAATCATGGTGGACAAAGCCCGCGCCCTGCCGCCCACGTCATAGGCTTGAACCGGGCGCATCACATCAATCACGATCTCGCTGCCCAGTTTGTCCGATGCTTCCTCAGCCATCAAAGCCGCGACGGGTTGCAGCATCCACCCCGCAAGGTGGCGTTGCGCTTCCCTCACAAGGGGGCCGGTTGTCGCCTTGTCAAAGAGCGCCGGTAGCACCCCGAAACAACCCATGACGGAACCCCGCGCCGCCTCCAGCATTTCGCGGGGCATGGCCTTGCCCAAGTCCGGGGTCACATCTTGCGGTTTCCAATCCTGAGACGGGGCCGCGCCACCCGCTGCAGATACCTGCACAGATTCACGCATCAGCACCCGGCCTTTTTTGCCTGAAAAGTCCCGGCCCATGGCGTCCAAGTCGGTGCCGGTGGCCTCGGGATATGGCACAATCTGAGACGCAATCGGGCTGTTTTGGTAAACCTCGCGCAAGGTGGTTTCCACCTCTTGCAACATGCCAGCCGTCAAAGCCGATCGCCGCAAGGGTGCCTGCCCTGCCCATGGTGCGACAGGATCAGCGCCAAGCCGAACGTGCAACACCTCAGCCGCCAGCACGGTTTCAGTCGTGCCGCCGCCAGCCTCAGAGATTGAAACCCGATAGGCACGGGGCAACCCGTCGCGGGTGGAAAGCTCCCAATCGCTGCAGGGAACAAGCCCGGTGTCGCGGATCAGGAAAACCGCCTCACCACGCAAGGCCAGAGAACGGGCAAAGAGCGCCATGGTGCGACGGGTCAACAGGTCGGTGCCCTGCACATCGGAAAGGCTCAGAGCGCCTTCCCAGAGCGTGATACAGCTTTGAACGGTGGCGGTTAGCTCAGCAACACCAGACGCGCCCGAGATATAGCTTTCCCGTGCCGCCATGATTGCCGCCGTATATCCCGAACCGATGGAACGGTTTTCGGTTTCAGGCTCAGCCCGCTTAGAAAATGGCCACATGCTCAAGCCCTCCGATATGGGCGCAACAGATCAGCCGCGCCGCTGTTATCCAGTGCCCGCGCCATAAAGGCCGGGTGCCGGGTGATACTTTCCGACAGTTGCCCCATGTCGATTGAATAACTGGACGCGCCGGGAACGCCCGCAACCTCAGCCACCACATACTTTGACAGGCGGTCGAACGCCTCCAGCACTGCAGCAGGGGCCGCGTTGTCGGTGCCAACGGTGCAATCAATCTTGAAACGCCCGTCCTGCAGATCGAACCCACGCGGGGCCGTTGCCAGGGTAATTTCTGCCCAATCGTCGCCCGTCCAGATATACGCCTGGACAACCTCAGCCGGGGCCAAGGGTGGCACCCACTCGCCGGGGCCGCGCACAAGCCATGTCACGTTGCGGGGTGTCCAGCGCCGTGCCGTGTAAGCCTCGATACGATGCCACAGGAACGGATAGTCAACATTTGGATAAGCCGCCGGGGTGGCCTCAGTCTGGTGTAATGTCTCAGCCATCTTTACGCCCTCCATCGCTGCAGGTTGCGCTTGGGCAGGAACACGCGGGCTTGCGGTGGCGGTGCCCAATTCCGGGCCTCAATCTGAGCCTCGGGATACGCGGGCCGGGTCACAACCGAAAATTCATAGAGCAAAGCCGCAAGGATTGTGCGGATGATTGCCCGGTGCATACCCTCTTCGGGCCGGTCGTCCTCTTCGGTGATTTCCTCAGCATTGGGCACCGCCCTTTCCGGGGGTATCCGAAAGCCGGGTGAAATGCCGACAGCCAAGCCCGCGCCGATCAGGGCCAGAGCATCGCGCCCGTGTGCCGTGTCGGCAATGTCCGGGGTGATAAGGGCCTTGAATATCAGCGCCGCCGCCGTGTCCTGAAATGTCAGGGTGCCGGTGCCTTTGCTGGCAAGGGGTTGCCCAAAGTCGTGCCCGACTAGCAGGTGAATGTCCTCTGCCGGATCGTCCACGCGATAGTTGAAGGCACCCCGCGCGATGATTTCCTTGCGGGGCCTGCCCTTGCGCCCGCCATCCGACAGAACCGCAGGCTTGTTGTAAGGAAAGCGCCCGGTCAACCGGGCACCCCCATTGCTTTCGCGGCGCAGCTCTAAACCGCCGCCATCTGCTACGCCGCCCCAGAGCATTAGCTTGCCGCCGTGCGAACTGCGGTCAGCATTTCAAGCTGAGAACCACGCGCCACAGTCACGTCCATTGTCGCCAGTGCCGTGACACGCAAGCCGCCCGATTGTGCATCTGAGAACGGATCGCGGATCAGATCCACCGCACCCCACATTCCGACGAACATAGGGGCCACGCCGCCCGCGTTTGTGGTCAACAGCGCGTTTGTGGGTTTGAACGCCGCGGTAGGTGCCGCAAGTCCGTTTGTGGTCATAACGATGTTTGCCGCCGGGATATTGGCAAGCATCCGATCCCACTCAGAAACAGCCGTGCCGCTGATTAGGCTTTCATCCATGAAGGCCCAAACCTCGGGGCGGATCAGCAGCTTTACAGCATCCGGCGAACCCGCCGCATTGCCAGCCATGAAACGAACCACAGCAGCACGGAACGCCGCCCAATCCGCCGCCGCCGTAACAGCCGTTGAAGTGATGCCATAGGTTGCCGGGGTGGTCATAACTCCCAAGGGTTGCCCAGACGCACCAGAGCCAAGGAACACAACCCGGTCCAATTCAGCACCGATTGCCGCGTTCATGTCACGACGAACAGCAGCCTCCAGAGCCGCGCCGGATTGCTTCAAAGCCTTGCGCGTGATCTTCATTTGAACGCCAAGGGTGTTGTCAGGTGACAGCGCCTTGTCAGCCGTCTTATACGCCGCCGCTGCGCCCACATTGCCCGTCTCAGTCGATTGCCAGCCAACGGTTGCGCCATCGGTGGCAACGGGCCATTCGACAGAACCTTGCGGGATGCTGATAGATTGCGCACCCATGCGGGCCGCTGCAGAGCCGGGGAACAGGCGGTCGATGATGGGCCGCGTTTGGATAGGGTCGGCATTGTCGCCCGCGATGGTTTCACCGGCGCGTTGCTCCAGAGCTTGCCACGGAATCGGGATGCCACGGAAACCGCCTTGCGAACGCAGCTCTTGCACGATTTCAGCCGTGCGCCCGGAAAGGGCCGCGCCCTCGTCCAGAGCAAGGGCCACTTGGCGCATTTCAAAGCCTGCCATCATGTCCGAAAATTCACGGTCAGAACGGGTTTCCAGCTCGTCGCCAGCCGCGCGGCGCTCGGTATCCTCAGCCACCAGAGCCGCCCGAAACCTTGTTTCATTGGTGCGATACTCGGTATCAAGGCTTTCCATAGAACGTGTTTCGTCCTCGGATGGTGTCTCTTTGCCTACCAGCTCGGCAAGATTTTGGCGGATTTCAGACTGACGCCGCTGGATTTTTACTGAATCAAGCACGATGTTTTTCCTTTATGCTCGTTAGGGGAAGTCGCCAGATCAGCGACTAATTCACGCCATTTCAGGCGGTCGGGTGACGCGGGCTTGTGCCCACATTCAATTCGGGTTTTCCGGGTGTGACACGATCGACAAAGGGCCTGCAGGTTGCCCAGATCGAAAGACAGCTCGGGCGCGTCACGAACCGGGCGGATATGATCCACCTCCAGCCGCCCGCTGGCACCGCACTGGACGCAAACCCAGCCATCGCGGCGCAGGGCCTCCAGCCTCAGCCCTTTCCATCGCTTAGAACGAATGACAGCCTGAGAATGACGTTTGTAATTCAAACCCATGTCGCCACCCGTGCCTTTGTCGCGGGCCTGCCAATGCGCCGCGCACCCTCAGCAATGGCAATGACAGCAGCTTGCACCGCATCAATGCGCCCGGTGGAACGGGCCTTAGCCAATTTCAGATTGTTCGCCGGGTCTTTCAGCACGACAGCATCAGCGAAAGCCGAACGCAGCAGCAGGGAAGGCCGGGATTTCACCTTGCCGTCAAACGTCGCCCGCCGGAACCTCTCGCAATCCTCGCCGCCGTCTCTCCAGCCGGTGCCACGCCAGACAATCGGGGCACGGATGCCCGCCCGGTCCATGGCCTCGCCAAGCTCAGATTGCTTGTATCGGTCGGCAATAATCGCCGCGATGCT